GTGCCGTATGTCACCGCAATGCGACATGTTGAGTCGCTAGAAGAGCTCTTCGTTGGAAAGAAACCAATCAGATTCAATCGTCATGTTAATAGATTGCATATTGATATGGATTGGGATAACGATGTTGCCGTCGGCGAGTATATCATAGTCGATGCATATCGTATAGTAGATGGAGATACCTACACTGACATATGGGGTGATCGTTGGTTAGCAAGATATGCAACTGCGCTTATAAAACGTCAGTGGGGATCAAACATTACTAAGTTCGAGGGTATGCAGCTACCGGGTGGACTAACTTTCAACGGTGCTAAGATATATGATGACGCAGAAGCTGAGATTCAAAAACTTGAAGAGGAAGTATTATCAGCATATAGCTTACCTGTGCAAGATATGGTTGGATAGTTATGCCTACAAATGTGTACTTTAATAATTTTGGATATGCTCGAGAACAGGACCTTGCTGAAGATCTTAGCATTGAAGCCATTAAAATCTATGGTCATAACGTAAAATATATCCCAAAGAATGTTGCAAGAAGAGATCCTTTATTTGGTGAGGATACACTTGCAACCTATGATGATGCTGTTGAGCTCGAAATGTATATCAAGAATGTCGAAGGTTTTGAAGGAGAAGGAGATTTTCTTTCTAAGTTCGGTCTTGAGATACGAGACTCGATGACGTTTACTGTTGCTCGCAAAAGATTCGACCAAGCAAGACAGGAAAGACTTACAACTGAAGTAGGATACAGTTACTTACAAGAGAGCGCAAACACTGCTGCTCCTTCTCGTCAATATCTTTCGACATCTGCAAATACTGGACTCTTTGGTATTTCTTTAGAAACTGCAACTTCCGACGGATATGCAATCACAAGCAACAGACCAACGGAAGGTGATCTTATATGGTTTCCGATGGTTGATAAGTTATTCGAGATTAAGTTTGTAGAACACGAACAAGTCTTCTATCAAACCGGCCGATTACAAACATATGATCTTCGCTGTGAACTCTTTACATACAGTAACGAGCGCATCGATACGGGTGATACTGATATAGATGCAATAGAGGATAACCTTTCGACTGATATTCTTACCTTTGAGTTTGCGCTCGATGATGATGGAACATATGGTGCGGGTGTTCTACAGAATGAGGATGGAGGTTCTATCATGCAGGAATATCGTTTGGAAGATGCTCAACCTACTGCAAATAACGAGTACTTCCAATCTAACGATCCGGTATTCTCGTCCTCTTCTATTATTGACTTTAGTGAAAGCAACCCATTCTCAGAAGTGGATAGGTTCTAATGTTTGGTAATTCATTCTATTTCGGTACAATACGTAAGTACGTTATTGCATTTGGTAATCTATTCAACGACATATATGTTCAGCGTTTGGATTCAAATGGTAATCGTATTCAGACACTTGCGGTTCCACTTGCTTATGGCCCGAAAGAGAAGTGGCTGGTTCGTTTAGTACAGGATCCTAATCTTGATGCCGATGTTGCTATAACACTACCACGTATGGGATTCGAGATTACGAGTCTTACATATGCTTCACAGAGAAAGTTATCGTCAACTCTTAGGAACTCAAGATTGAAGACATCAGATCTTGACAGAGTCGATACACAATTCGTTCCGGTTCCATACGATATTAATATATTACTTTCCATCTTTGTAAGGAATGCAGATGATGGAGCTCAGATCTTAGAACAGATCGTACCATACTTTCGACCAGAGTTTGTAACGAATGTAAGATTGATTCCTGAGATGGGAATAGTTTCAGATACACCGGTTGTACTACAAGATGTATCCATTGAAGATACGTACGAGGGAGACTTCGATACAAGACGTGCTCTCATATACAACATGAACTTCAGTATGAAGGCGTACTTTTACGGTCCTGTTTCTAACAGCGGTGTTATCAAGAGAACAATTATTCCGATCGCCGTTGATACTGCAGCAGATGCTCCATTCGTAGAAAAGTTAACAGTTACGCCATCTCAGTTTGCAAACGGCGCTCCACTCACATCACCCTCGGCTAACTCTTCGTTGTCTGTCAACACTGATCAGATAAGCGCAAACAGCGATTTTGGATTTACGGTAGATATCAACACAGACTTACCAATCAGATTTTAGAGTATCGTTATGAAAACAAATATGGAAAAGAATATGGAAGATATATTCAACCTTCCTAGTGATACTAAGCCAATGGTGGAAGTGTTAAAAGACAGTCGCGACTTGATAGAAAAGTTTGATGCACAAGACCAAGATATCGATGCAGATTATCAATATGCACGTGACAACTTACGTAGTATGATTAATGCTGCACAACAATCAATAGAAGACCTTTCATCGATAGCATCAACATCTGAATCGCCTAGAGCCTATGAAGTGCTGTCGACTCTGATAAAGACTATAGTGGATGCAAATAAAGATCTACTAGAATTACAGCGTAAAGTTCAACTGTTAAAGCAGGAAGGCGATTCAAAACCACAAAATGTAACGAACGCCCTGTTTGTAGGAAGTACATCGGAGTTACAAAAACTAATCAAACAGAACTCAGATATCAAATAGCGACAATGCTATTATATCACAACTAGTGAAAAAGTCAATAAGAATGGATACATATCTCGCAAATCCAAATCTAAAAAGAGCACACGTTCCTATCGAGTTTACGTCTGAACAGGTAGAAGAAGTAATCAAATGCTCACAGGATGTAGTATATTTTATTGAAAACTATGTGAAGATCATCAACCTTGATGAAGGATTGGTTCCGTTCAATATGTATCCGTTTCAGCAAGATATGGCAAATATGATTACCGATAATAGGTTTTCAGTGATAAAAACATGTCGACAAGCAGGTAAGACAACAACGTCGGCCGCAGTAATACTATGGCATGTACTATTTAATGAAAGTTACACGATTGCGATTCTTGCGAACAAGTTAAGTACTGCGCGTGAAATCTTATCAAGAGTACAACGAGCATACGAGAATCTTCCTATGTGGTTACAGCAGGGAGTGATTGTTTGGAACAAGACAAGCATTGAACTCGAGAACGGTAGTCAGATCATAGCTTCTTCGACTGCTTCGTCTGCTATTCGTGGTTACTCCATCAACTTCCTATACCTTGATGAGTTTGCGTTTGTTCCTCGTAATATACAGGACGACTTCTTTACTTCCGTCTATCCTACGATCATATCTGGTACGAACACTAAGGTTGTTATCACATCAACTCCGAACGGCTTCGACCTGTTCTATAAGATATGGATCAACTCGGTTGAGAATAGAAACGAATATTCTAACTTCATGGTCAACTGGTGGGACGTACCAGGAAGGGATGAAGAATGGAAACAAAAGACGATAGCTAATACGAGTGAGGATCAATTCAGGCAGGAATTTGATGCGGAGTTCCTTGGATCCGCTAATACATTGATATCGCCAAACATACTAAAGATACTTGCTTTTATTGATCCGAAGAGTAAACATTACGACGGCTCATTGAGTATATACGAAGAACCTGAAGAAGGGAGAAACTACTTTCTTGTTGCTGACGTATCAAGAGGTGTAGGCATTGATTCATCTGCATTCATAGTTTATGATGTAACAGAGATGCCGTATAAAGTCGTAGCCGCTTATAAGAATAATCTTATCGAACCCATACTATATCCAGAAATCATTTATCAAGTAGCAAGAAGCTACTGTGAAGCTTTTGTTATGATTGAAATAAACGACAATGGGCAACAGATCGCTGATATATTACACCAAGATCTTGAGTACGAAAACATTGTTTATACAACGGTGAAAGGACGAGCAGGACAAGTTTTGGGTGCAGGATTTGCACCGAACACTCAGAGAGGAGTACGAACCACAAAACAGGTTAAGAGACTCGGCTGTGTTAATATGAAAACAATGATCGAGAAGCAGCAGATTATACTCAATGATTTCAATGTTATCAACGAACTCTCGACGTTTATACATAAGGGCAACGGTTACGAGGCTGAGAGCGGAGCACACGATGACTTAGTGATGTGTCTTGTACTGCTTTCCTGGGCAACTACACAGACATTCTTTAAAGAATTAACCGATACAGATTTCAGAGCAAAGATTCTTGCGGAGCGAGAAAAGATGTGGGAAGACGAGGTACTGCCTTTTGCCTTCTATGATGATGGACAGCCAGAAAATGTGATGCAAATAAATAAACAGAATGAATATTGGCTTGAGGAAGATAGTTATAATAAGTGGTGATTTTAGGTTTTTTATAAATAATATGAATGCTAAATTTATACAGCTCTAATGAGGAGAATGAAAAATGCCTTTTCAAGTATCACCAGGCGTTAACATTTCAGAAATTGACCTCACAACTGTAATCCCTGCTGTCTCGACTAGTATTGGTGCTATCGCCGGACAGTTTCATTGGGGCCCTGCAGATAAACGTGTGCTTGTCAGTTCAGAAGATGTTCTCGCTCAAGTCTTTGGTAAGCCTGACTCGAATAACTTTCAGGAATGGTTTACTGCATCTAACTTCCTTGCCTATACAAATGCACTGCAAGTTTCCCGCATTTTGAACAGCGCTAACAATGCTAACGGTGCCGGTGCAACCGATAAATTGATTAAGAACGATGATGATTATGATGACAACTATAGTAACGGTATCGGCGGCTCGGGCGATTGGATTGCGAAATATCCAGGAGCATTGGGTAACTCACTAAAAGTTTCTGTATGTCAATCGAATGCAGCTTGGGAATCGACACTGTCGTCGGCCAACTTGGTATTCCATGCAGGTAACACACAGATTGCTACTAAGGGTGCTAACACAACTTCGGTTCTTTCTTCGGGTGCTAACATCGATCTTACAGGAACTGTCGTTGTCGGTGATCGTTTGCATCTGCAAAGTTCTACGATCAACCTCGGAGACGATCTCTTAGTCACAGCGGTCAATACGACAATCATTACGGTGAAGACTGCACCGACTATGGATCAACTCAGTGTTACATCTAACAACTTCTCTGATGCTGTTAAATCAGCTGTCGTCAAACGTCGTTGGGAATATTACAATGAGTTTGATGCATCTCCTGGTACATCAGACTTTGCCATACGCCAAGGTGGTTCAAACGATGAATTGCACGTTGCGGTTGTAGATGAAGATGGTGAAATTACTAAAGTTCGTGGACAACTTATCGAAAGATACAATGCTCTTTCACGAGCCAG